CGCACGCCTGGGGCATCCTTCATGTCGGGTTGCCACTGGTAGGCTTCCACGATCAGGGGCTTTTTGCGGTACTTCATCACAGCACCTGCTCTATCAGGCCGATATAACCTGCCGCATCGAGAACGTTATCACGCTTTGACTTGTGCATCTGCCGGTATTTCTTTAGATCTGCCATCATCCAGCAAACATCTTCTGCGCTCAGCTCGAGCCTAAATCCTTCACCGTTTGTGGCATCGTGCTTTTGTCTGATATAGAGATTCCACTGGTCGGCGACACCCTGCATGCCGTTCGTACCGTCACCATAAGTTTGTTTGCGCGCGCCGTTGATAACGGCATGCGCCTCAATCAATAGCGGCTGTTTCTTTTTAGTCATTGGCCAGTCTCCTTTTCACCCTAATTAAAAGCACCTCCTCGGTGCCATATTTCTCTTGCCACGCTCGCTTGCTCATGCGCTTGCCATCCACTCCCTCCCTGCCGAGATGATGCTCCCAGCATAGGGGTATCACCTTCATGTGATCCTTTCTGCCGCCTGCACCAGTTCCGCAATGATGTCGAGTTACTTGCAGGCCATGGTAGTTACAGCCAGTAGGCCCAACGATGCAGCCAAGAGACCGTACACGCTCCCAATGCCTCAGTTCCTCAGCATTAGAGGGGCGAGCCTTACCCCTGCTCCTGCGTGGCTTTTTGCCCTTCTGGTAGGGCGGTTGTTTTATGAGATTCATTTATCCTCACATTGCTGCTTTGATGAACTCTGCGGCGACTTGCGGTACGATGGCATTGCCGTAGGCGCGCAATTTATGTGATCTTGCGGGTATCCCATCAGCCACGCGACCCACGCCGGGTTCAGCGTTCCAGTCATGGGAATACCCGCCGCCTCGCAGAACCTCTTTTTGAAGTCTCCGCTTATCGCATTGTGGGCCGCAGGATTGCTCGCGCCCGCTTGCGGCGTCGGCCAAAATTGCGGGGTCTTTATTTGTTGTGCCAGCGATGATCCGGTCATCTTTTCCGTGATGTACCCCCCCTGCTGCCATCCGTCGCGCTCGGTGTCGTCCATAGCTTCACTTGTGCGCTCAATTTTGGTTCGCCGCGACTGTTGTATTTCCCCTTCTTTCGGTCGATCGCATCGTCGGCAACCGGAGTCTGCCACAAACCATAGTCTGTCCCTCCTGTGCGGAGCGCCGACAGAGCAAGCTGGGAGTAGCGCCGCAGCGCAGGCGAAACCTTCCGTTTCCAAATCTGCGGCCACATCATCCCACCAGCCAGCGGTAATCGCGCTTGCAACCTGCTCGCCAAATACCGTTGCAGCGCGACACTCTCGGATGAGCCTAAACCAATGCGGCCATAGGTGGCGCTCATCTGATTGCTTGGCGTTTTTACCTGCGAGGCTGAATGGCTGGCAGGGACAACTACCTGTCCAAACAGGTCGGTCATCGGGCCATCCTGCGAGTCGCAAGGCGTAGCTCCACCCGCCGATTCCGGCGAAGAAGTGGCATTGTGTGTATCCTTTGAGGTCGTCGGGACTGACATCTACGATGCTCCTTTCATCAACGTCACCGGGTGCGATGTGACCAGCTGCGATAAGATTGCGAAGCCACTGCGCTGCGTATGGATCAAATTCATTATAATACGCATCCACTCTAAACCTCCTGCGAAACATGAACAACTAGCGTTTGTGTGCGCGGCGCATGCTCGAGCTTGCGAATTTCAAACTCGACATCAACTTCATCCAATGCCGCTAAAATAATCAGGTCGTTAATATCCTGTACGCGTGTGCGTATTTCGCGGGCGAGCTCTATAGGTGTAAGCCTGTCTTTCATCCCCGTAGCTCCTTGGCCATCGAATGGATTAGGCTTCGCACTGATATCTGAAGGTGCTCAGGAAGCGATTGGTAATCGTTCATAAGGTGATAGCCCGCACGAGCAATACTATCCCCACCCTCTACGCTGCCATCCAGACCTTTGAACAGTTCGCTAATGCTCCATCTCAGCACGCGCGCAAAATCGCATAGACGTACGCCGGTAGCTGAATCGTCACCACGCTCATACTTCGATACCTGCTGCGAGCTGATGGGGGGATTGCATGCCTCGCCAAAGGATTTTTGCGACAGCCCAGCGATCTTGCGCATGCGGCTGAGGTTGGCGCCTATGATGATATCAGCCTTGTTGTTCATCGATCTTCTCCTCTGCCAGTTTACGAAGCTCCTCGGCCTTTTCGTTTTGGCCAGCATCTTCGAGCGCGCCGACCACCTTGATGTGCTTCATGAGGACCTCACCGCGTTTGCTGCGATCGGGCTCGTCGCGCAGCTTCTTCTCGAGTCGCGCGCATGCCTCTTCAAGCGGAAGCGGTTGAGGGGGTGTGGGCTGTTCCCCGGCGAAGCGATCGGGTTTAATCTCTTTTTTGCCACCCTGACCGTCGTCATCCTCATTAATGAATGTCAGGTTAAATACCATTACTGTGAGCTTGCGCTGCAATATCGATGTGGTGGATGCCACGCCCTGCGGCTCAGTCTTGTTTTTGGTGCCCTTTGGCCCCTTGTCATCGACCGGCGCATTTAGCTCATGGCGCTTTTGATGTCCCTCATTGTGCATCACATCCACAAACATCGTGATGCTACCATCAGGCTCTTTATGCGAATCGAAGGAAAGTCCGAAGCCGTGCTTGCGATAGATCGGTCGCACGATTTTATCGATGTGCTCAAGCTTGGCAAACGTGCTGTTGGTGCTTTCGTTTTTCGAGCGGCGAACGATAGGCTCCATTTCGCCCTGAGCTTCCCACATCGCCCGGTTATAGGCAAGGCGTCGCTCCTCGCGCACGAGCTCCATTTGCATATCCAGCAGCGCGCGCATTTTCTCGATGTTGCACCGGGGATCCGTTGAGGCCTTTTCGATAACGGCCAGCATGCGGGTTGCCGTTGCCGGTGCTGGGAGCGGCGCCTCTGATGTCTCATCGATAATCGTCACCGTTGCGCCTTCCGGCGTTTTGCCCATATTTCCCTTCAGCTCGATCGTGCTGCCGTTCTCTAAATTTATTTTCTTTTTACTCATATTCGTATTCCCTCCTTGGGACATGACGTGATGAAACTTTGGTTACTACTCCGGTGCCCATCTCCGGGCGGGCGAGTCCGAAGCGTGCTAGCCCAGCATTGAACGCCAGCTTGGCTTTGTGCACGGCGTTGACGCCCTCGAGAAGCACGTCATCCTCGAGCTCTTTAAACTCCCATATCCACGGGGGAGTGCTGCGCTGGAAGAGGAAGCGAAACCACAGCTCCTCTTCGTCCCTGAACGCCTTCAGCCAATCCAGTGCCACGCCCTCACGTACTGCAAAGGACTCAAGATCCTTGGGCTTCATCTCCCGAAGCCATTCACGCCCGGCGGTAATGCCATCCAGGTAAATTGCGTTTTGGATATCGAGGCCCTGGTCTTTCACAGCCCGGCCAATCGTCCACGGATCCATAGCCTTAATGCGCTTGGCATCGATAGCACCGAACGTACGAAGGTAATCGATCTTGCATCTCATCATGATGCCGGTAGCTTTGCACCGCCAGATGATCGTCACCTCGGGGTAGCCATCGGTAAAGTGCTCCTTCGCCCGCGGCACCTCGAGCACGGCCTCGACTGATTCTTCGAGCTTCCTATAAACCCCAGCTTCGATATACACGCCGCCATGCTTATTGCCTGCCCGACCATAGGTGCTGTATTGCTCGTGGAAGCTCTTCGGATCCAGCAACAAGTGCCCTGAACGGTCTCCGAACTTCATGGCCTCCGTCGGCTTGTATTCCTCGCGGTCAGGATTGTGGCAGCTACGCATCCAATAATCCTGCCAGCTCACAAGGATCTGCGTCATGCCAGAGTGGCTAAGCGCCGGATCCTTGTGATACTGGCTATTAGAGAGGTGAAAATAAATGCCAGCAGGGAGCCCCACGGGTTGAGTGTGCTTCATAGATGCACCCACGCCCCGCAGGGCTCCCCAGAGACTACCTTAGAGTATGAACTTAAATAAGATAAACAGGCCGATAAATAACACGACCGTGAATATCCTCTCTTTGGTTTTCTCATTAAGCTTTGACATTTGGTTTTTACCTTTCTAAAATGTGCTGATAAAGAGCCCAAAGATGCAACGAGCACAGCATTGCATTTCTGAGATTGGGGAAGATAAAAAGGTAATGCTTTCACGAAGCCCTTTTTACTCCCCCAATTCGGTGATATCTTTTTCATATTAACTCCTCATGAACTCTAAAAACTTCTCGCGGTGTTCCGGCGGAAGAGCAAGAGCGGTGTCGTCTTTCCATTGCCGGCGATTGGTGGCATCGAGTGCGCAATCAATGGTTATTTTGACACGCGCGCGCTCACCATTCTGCCATGCAATGGCCATCGCCTCGGCCATTTTTAAGCGGCACGCATTGGCATGATCTATTCTCTCTTCGCGGTCAGCTCGCATAAAAACTCTCCTACCAGTTAAATGGGTCAGAATTTGCTTGAAGCTCATCGATAAGCGCCTGCCGCTTTGGCTCATCTTCAGCGCCGATCATGCGCAGTGGTCGGAGATCGCGCATGATCTCTTGCGTTGATCGCTGCATGCCAGAGAAGAATTCTCGGCAGCTGGCGCACGGACAATTACGATCAATGAGTTCTTCAATCACATATTCCCCCTATCCAGTTAGATGATGGGCTTTGTTTCCCGCAAATCCATCATGAGTTGTATAATGCGCTATTAAAATAATTCCGTCAACCGGAATTACAAAATAAATTTTGTGGACTATTAGCGGTAGGTATGTCAGGCTTTAGCCACTATGACCGAAGCCAATAAAAAGAAGATACAATCGAAGATGGTGAAGTGGCTCATCATGGCCATCGACACCTTCCAATCGTATAACACCGGCCTCAGCGATGAAACGCTGGGCTGGAAATCCATTGGTGATAGCTCCGTCGTCGGGCGCTTACGCAGCGGCGGAGACGTCACCACAAAGAAATACGAGGATCTCCGTGATTTCCTCGTATCACCGCCGCAAGGCTTTTTACCACTCAAAACCAAGGAGAATTGATATGAATGATACCCCTGTTACCACCGCAGTAGAACACCAAGAGATTTCCGCTCAGAATCAGGAGGCGGCTAAAAGCTCAATCCCTTTGGGTGCAGCTGCCGTCACCCAGTCCGGCGAAGGATCCGAGGCGCACCCAGGTGCCTCAGCTGCGGAGGGCTTTGCTACCCAAGGCACGAGTAATTTGGGAAACGGCGCCGCTGCGAGCAATGGTGCCGTGGGCGCGACCTCACCGGCCGCATCTGCTCAGGATGTGGACGGTGCACACAACTCTAACGAAGGAGAATAGCTATGGTAAAAGCTGCAAAGAATAATCGGGCAGATATTGCTGCGCCGAAACCGCCGAAAGGCAAAAAGGAAAAGAAAACCCCGGGCCCCAAGCTCGCGGCAGAAAACCTCACGAAGGCTTATGTCGGTCACAACAGCGGTGCGATCCCGCGCGTGGTCGAGCTCATGGATCGCGATCTCGAAATCGATGCTCAGAAAAAAGAGCTCGGTAAAGAGCAGCGCGATATCCGCAACATGGCAAAAACTGAGTTTGGCATTTTGTCGTGGAACTGGAACCAAGAAAAGGCTGCCCGCAAAGTTGATAAAGACGTGCGCATCCAGCGCGAGAGCGGTGCCATTGATCTAAAAAACATGTTGGGCTATCAGGCCGAGCTGGATTTGAGGCCTACCACCGTGGCCCGGACGGAAGAAGAATATGCCGATCCGAGCAACAAGGTTCGTCCTGAAGATGCTGGCCGGGATGCTAGCGTCATCAAGCGCGAAGGCTGAAGCGATGACCGGCTTCACCACGTTATCGCTCGATCTCGGATCCACCTTCGGCTTTGCCGTAGGTGTTGACGGCGTGATTGTTCGTAGTGGTGAAGTCGGTCTCTCGGCCAAAGATTCCCACCCCGGCCGCCGGTGGCTCAAATTCCAAGAGTGGCTATACGAATTTCATAATGTGAACGAGATCCTCTACGAAGAGGTGCAAGCTTTCCGCTCGAGCGACGCATCGATGTGCTATGGCGCGCTGCGCAGCCACGTGCAAGTTTTCTCTCTGGTGCACAGGATCCGCATTGGCACCCTCACGCCCGGCCAGATCAAGGGCGATTTCACCGGCAACGGCAACGCCAAGAAGGAGGTGCTCTGCGACGTTGCGATGAATCTTGGCTGGAAGAATGGCGTGCGCGGCACCAGAGAGTTCAATAACGAGTGCGATGCGATAGCATTATTGTGGTGCGTGTACTCGCGCCGCGGCGTTCAGCCTAGCTTTTTAAAATAACATTGACTTGTTCGGTATAAAAAACCTATAAAAATAAGTGGGCCGGTCATCCCGAAAGATGCCGACCCGAGATATCGAAGCGTGGCGACGCTGATATCCAGACAATTGTATAGCAATACAGTCGTATGGAGTCAAGGAGCACCGCTACATAGCGGACTCATATTTTCCGTGCGTATATTGGCTGGCCGAAAGGCGAAACAAGGCGGGGTTAGACCCGCACCGCACACCTCCGCAAAAACTCAGCAGCGCAGTTACCCGATATTTTCGGGCGACTGTTTCACGTTTTGGCCCCCGCGTTTTTTGAAAGGGGGCTGGGGGATAGGGGGCAGTAGGTTCAAACTGAGGCTTTTGAGTGGGAGCGATGTAGAAAAAACAAGCTCACATATCTGGCGAGCCACTTGCTGATCTAACAACAAGCAAGGAAGAAAGTAATGGTGGTATGCGCAAGCGCGCGCGACCATATTCTTGACGAGGGCAAAATGGTCTGGCATTGTGGCATTGCGCGCTTCATCGTGGCACTCCTTCGATGTAAAGCCGGGGGCGGATTCGGAGTTTCCCAAAACATTCCCGGCCGCCCCCCACCAAAAATAACTTCCAACAAAAATGATTTTGTGATTTAGTGCCTCAGCCATTTGGGAAACTGGCGCAACAACAAGGAGTGGATATGAACCAAAAACAAAAAGCGCAGTTTGTGGTCGAGCTATCGAATGCTGGCTGCAAAGAAAACACCATCAAAAAAATCGTTGAGCTTTTAGAGAAATGCTTGGTCAAGCCAGACACCGCCGCAAAGCGCCCAAAGAGGCTCAAGGAGCTGCTGGATCTCGAAGAGTGGGAGAAGCTCCAAGGGTGCGCTTTAAACCTCTCCATGGTCGCCTCTTGGGCTAGGGAAAGGCACTATAACGGGCAAGTTATTCTCGGTCTAATCGATGAGTTTCGCATAGACATGCTGAGCAAACGCACCAAGTACGCTGACTTCAGGATGGCCTTCCAGAATTATTTTAATAAGGGCTGGCTATCAATCAAGCCCGACTCACCCAAGTTGCGTGATGGTGGCACCGTGACGACAATCAATCGTCGTGGGGGTGGCCTATGAATATCGTCAAAGAACTCAAGTCACATGGCATCGTCTTGCCGCCTGCTACAGACAGCGGGTATCGTCCGGGATATTTCGAGGTTGATTGCCCAAAGCCATATTGCCAGAAAGCGCGTGAGGGTATAGACCCCACTCCGTTGCGAGTCGATATCTACCCCCCGAACTATGCTGAATGGAAATGCCGCCATTGTTTACAGGCAGGCCATATTGGCGAAAGATCAGAGAGCACTCAGCAACAGCCTAAAGAGGAAGCGCCAGAGGCAGAAGAAACCAAAACGCTTCTAGGGCTTAAGAAGCTTCATCCTAACGCCACCTCGATCGTGCTTTGCCAGCGTGGAAGGGATTTAAAGATCCTCGATAAGCTGGGTGTCGAGGATGTATTGGCACTGCCAAATGAAGGCATACCACCCGATAGCTCGGAGTATGACCGAGACCCCGATAAATTTTGGTATTTGGCCGACGTCGCCGATAAGATAAAAAACTGGAATAAAATAGTTTTCGTTTTCGATGACACAGCTCAGGGATTATCTCTTCGCCAAGAGCTTGCGCGCCGCATGGGGATGGGTAAGTGCTATACCGCTACCCTCAGTCGCGGCACCGTTGAAAAGACGCTCAGCGGGCTAGGCGGCGACGAGCTGTGCGCGGACATAAAAGAGGCTAAGCCTCTTCCCATTTTTGGATTGTACGAACTGGATGATTTCGAGAAGGAGCTCTTCGCCTATTTCGATAGCGGCATGGCGGCCGGCGTGGGCACCGGATGGCCGAACGTCGATAAGCTATACACCGTCATGCCGGGCCAGCTCACCGTCGTTACCGGTATTCCCAACAGCGGCAAGTCTGAATGGGTGGACGCGCTGACCTTGAATCTTGCGCTAAACCACGGCTGGAAATTCGCAGCTTTCTCCCCGGAGAATGGCAAAGAGGCCCATGCGACAAAGCTAATCGAGAAGCGGGTGGAGATGTCCGCGGATCCGAAGAGCAAAGAGCGCATGACTTTCGACACGTTTTATAACGGCAGCCTGTGGGTGCGTAAGCATTACAGCTTCATCGAGAGCACCGACGAAATGCCCACGCTGGATTGGATCCTTGAGCGCGCCGCCGACGCTGCGCTGCGTAACGGTATCAAAGGTCTAATCATAGACCCTTGGAATAGGATAGAAAAAAAGATGGATGGTTTCCGAGCCGAGACGGATTACGTCGCCGCAGCGCTGCCCAAAATCCTCCGCTTCCTGATAAATTACGGCGTGCATGGCTGGCTTGTGGTGCATCCGAAACAACAAGAGAAGGATCGAAAGACCGGGAAAATACCCGCACCGTCACTGTATGACATGGCCGGCAGCGCGCACTTCGTGAACATGGCCGATAACGGAATCGTGATTCACCGATCCGACAGCATCGATGATACCACCGAGGTGCATGTCAAGAAGGTGAGATTCAAGCATATTGGCCGCCGCGGCGATACCAAGCTTAGCTATAACCTCACCACCGGCCGTTATGTGCCGCTAGACCAAGCTCCCGGCACCTACACCTTCGGTGCCGAAGAGAGTGATGGCATCAAAACCTATGAGCCGGGGGATTTATGACCGATAAAAAAGATTTTGAGCCTAATGGTGCGCTGGTGAATGTATCCCATCGTGAAGGGTGGAGCGCGCATGATCAGGCGCAACTAAACTTTCTTCAGAGAAAATACGGGGACAGAGAAAAACTCGGTGATGCATGGGTCGAAAAACGCAAGCATGCCGCGATGAATGAAAAGATCGATGGCAAGCCAAATCCGCATTATCCCCGTTTAGCAATGGAAGCCGAACTCGCGCGCATGGCCTATGATATGGCTTACGTGCTCGAGCAGAACAGCATGATGCAGGAGCAGATCAATATTTTAACCGAACTTTATCACCGCGTTGGGCTTTTGGAGGGAGCTTATGCGCACTTGAGCCAATCGACTGATTATGTTAAAAATCAATACAAAGACAGCATGCGCAAACATCACGAGGAAAGAAGGGAATACCAAACTCGCACTGCCATGCACCGCGCCGGCCTCAGCCCCGATAGCGAAGAAGATCGCTTGAAGTGGGCCCACCAGCTCGAAGCTATCACCGCTAATTTTTTCAAAATCACACAATCCGAGGAGCAAGACAATGGAAGTACAGTTAGGACAAAAAGTTAATTATGTGCGTGTTGCGCATGATCAGCTAGGCAACACGCAAAATGTTGAGGGCGAAGGTTATGTCACCGGCATTTTTTTGAGCGCGGATCGTCGCATGCAGGTGCGTGTGATTAGTGAGGGCAACCAATTCAACATCGACTTGCCTGCCATCAACGCCACCCCAGCCGGCAAGAAGAAGTATTTCGATCACATCGCCGCTGTTAGCGAGCGCGCCGCTGAAATAAACACCGAAGCTCGAGCATTCGTTGCAAAGGGCAATGAAGAAATTGAAGCGATGAATGCGGCGTATCTCGGTGAGCCTATCGCGGTAGATGTTGAGATGCTAAAGCTCAGCAAGGCAAGTTGAGGTTTACATGATATCGGAAAAGCGCAAAAGATTTTGCCACGAATATGTCGTTGACTTCAACGGCAAGCAAGCCGCTATCCGCTGCGGCTATTCAGCGAAGAGTGCCACGACCCAGGCGTGCCTCATCCTTTCCGATGTTAGGGTGCAAGAGTACCTACAGGCCCTGATAGCAAAACAGGAGGCCAAGCTCGAAGTGACCGCCCAGCGCGTCATCGATGAGCTTGGTCGTCTGGCCTTCCACGATATCGGCCAGTATTACAAGCGCGATGCTAAAGGTAAGCTTGTGCAGAAAGAGCTTGATGAGCTTACGATCGATCAGCGCGCGGCCGTTGCGGAGTATGACCCGGCAAAGAAGATTTTGAAGCTCTATAGCAAAGATCCTTCCCTCGATAAGCTTGGCAAACACTTCAAGCTATTCTCCGAGCTCAACGATCAGGTGCATACCTTTACCGTCATGCCGGAGCTCAAGCTCGGCGGCAAGGTGATTATCTTCAATGTCGGAGAGCCGGTGAAGAAGAAATAATTACTTGCTCAAAAGAGTTTTTTCCCGCATATTCAGCCCCAGCAGTTGATATTACATCTGGGGGAATAATATGGGCTTCGCACGCTTTCGTAAGGCCACGGTGTCTGCCGATGGCGCATCCAATGTAACCGGGTGGATATCCCTAAAAAAGGGCGGCATTGTTACGATTCAAGGTACGATCACTGGTGCTGTTACATTGCAACGCCGCGGCGCTGATAATGTGGTGGTGGACGTCACCAACAACGCCGGCACAATCGCCACCTTTACCGCCGTCGGCACCTACACGCTTGGCCCGGATGAAACCCAAGCCGAGTATCGCCTGAATGCAAAAGCTGGCGCCGTCTCGGCTTTCCCCTTTACGATGATGATCGAGGGCCGCTAAATGGATTCTATCTTTGGACGCCCCGGTTTAGGCATGGCAAAAACGATTATGTCGCCCGGCCAAACCGGGGACCAAACGATAAATTCTCCTATGGGTTCTGTGCGTTTTGAGTCCGGCTCCTCTTCGCTGACGGTAACAAATAGTTTGGTAACCGAGGATAGCATCATAATTCTCACGCAAGCCGCTAACGATGGCAATTGTAATTCGATAAATTACACGCCCGGCAATGGGAGCTTTACGATAAACGCGCCAAATGCTCCCATTGATGAAATGCGCGTTGATTTTGTAGTTCTTAACTAAGGGGGATTTATGAAACGCTATCTGCTGCTACTCATTTCACTTTCCTTTGTGCTCGGATATTTATCACCTGCATTCGCGCTAAGCGCCAATGATTTGCGCATGATGATGCGCAACAATACGAAT